CGGCATGGTAGAGCTCGAACACCTCGCGCAGATCGAGCGCTGGCCCGAGGCTACCGTCGCTCATGATCGGCACCGCATGATAGCCCTTCATCGCCCAATCGATGATCGATGGACCGGCCGGACCGCGGTCGCCGCGTTCCCCGCGGTCTCCGGACTTGCCGCGGCTGCCGGCCTGCCCCGCCAATTGCCAGCCGTCGCCCGGCAGCGGGCCGGGATTATCCCGCTTGGCCCGCCACTCGCTGCCGTTGAACGTGACCAGGTCGAACTTCCGATACGCACCTTTCGGGTCAAAAAGTCCGAGAACATCGCCGACGTAGGGAGCCTCGCCGCAGGCCGCGACGACGATCCAATCGTCGTGCGGCGGTTCCTCGGCGGTATCCCGAGCCGCGCACCAAGTCGAGCCGCCATGCGTGACCAGCGCGCACTCGTAGTGGATGCCCTTCGCCCACGCCTTCGGCGGGATAAACTTCCCCGGCGGGCCGGCTTCTCCGGGTGGGCCGGCGGGTCCGGTTTCGCCGATCGGACCGGGTTCCCCTCGGGCACCGGCCTCGCCGGGCGCGCCAGGCGGCCCAGGAATGCCCTGAACGCCTGGCGGCCCCTCGATAGCCTCCCCAGCTTCTCCCCGCTCCCCGCGCTCGCCCTGCGGCCCCTGTGGCCCATCCTGTAACTCAGCGAGTTTTGCCGCCACGGCGCGATCGAGGCGCAACTCGGTTTCGGCCCGGCTGGCTCGCAGTGCGGACATCTCTTCCCGAAGCTCGGCGAGCATGGTGCCGACCGACAGCTTCAGGTCGCGCTCGATGCGCGCGGCGAAGTCGCCGAGCTCGTCGGCGAGCGCCTCAAGCGGCGAGATTGTGGTCGTCATTGGGCTGCTGCGCGTCGCCGGAACCGGGCGGTGAGGGCCTTGGATTGATCGACGGCATCGCCACTCCCATCGTCGGCTGCGGGAGCGTCCGCTGGTGGCGCGGCGGCCGGCGCGTTGGGTGCGGGTGTCGCCGGCGGCGCCTTGGCCCACGCGCTGAGCGGGACGACCTGCTGCTGGACGCGCGGCTCGTCGCCAAACGCCATCGCCGGCAGATCTTCTTTTGCCCTGGCCTCGTTGGGGCTGAAGATCCCGCCCTGCACGCCCTGCGCCAATGCCGCGATCCTATCCTTGAAATTGGCCCGCAACAGCGCTTCGAGATCGAGCTCGAGGTAATCGTCCGGCCAGCCGGCGAGCGCGAAGAGCCGCCCGAACGCGTCCTCGATGTGATTGGCGGCGAAACCGAGGCCGGTCGACACCCATTGCGCCATCAGGCTCTCGGTCGACGCCTGTGGCCCCTGACTGTTCATCAGGCTGAGCATGGGCAGCGGTACGCGGTACGCGGTAGCGATACGCTGGTCGGAGATTTGCAGTACCTCGGCAAGCTGCGCGTCGCGGCTGTTCATCACCGCCGGCGCCCACTTCAGCCCGTCCGTCAGGATCGGCGTGCCGCCGACGTTGATGCCTTGGGTCTGCTCGTTCCAGCTCGCGCGGAGCTGCCGCACCGCCTCGGGGTTGGCGTGGAAGCTCGCGTCGGTTTGCAGGACGCCGCTCGGCCGTCCCTGGTTGCTGGCGTAGGCCAGCGCCTGCGCCATCATCGCACTTGAGACCCCGAGTTCGAGCAGTGCCGATTCGAGCGGCGGGATGCCGCGCAGCGGATAGCGCTGGTCGGGCAGCCGCACATGCAGGACATCGCGCGCCGGGACGCTTTCGAGGAACACCTGGTTGTCGGCGAATAAGCGCTCGACGACATGGTTGCCGGCGAGCGTATAAAAAACCTCGCCGTTCTGTGCGACGCGCGGCCAACAGTGCCGCGGGTTCATCAGGTGAATTTCGGTGATCTCAAAACGCGCATTGCGTAGCGCCAGCCCGAAGGCCGCGCCCTCGCCGTAGAGGCAATCGGTCAAGTAGAGAAAGAAGTCCGAGGGCGACTGATAGGTGTTAGGGCGCCGCAGGACGCGCGACAGCGCCGAGGTCTTCACCCGCTCGCGGCCGCCCTTGCCGTCGCTCTGCCAATGCGCGGGTGGGCACATCGCGATCGTTTGCGAATAGGCTGAGCGGCAGGCGTAGACCACCGCCGAGCCGCCATAGGGCAGCGGGTTATGGCCGGATTGCCACCAGTTCGTCGGCCAAGTGGCGGGGATAAAGCCGCCACCGAGCGGCAGCCGCCAGCCGCCGCCGATGGCTTCCTTGAGGCGCGGCCGGAAGATACGGCTCGCCGCGCTTCGTACCCGCTCTAGGGCAGTCGATTGCGCCACCGAGCTTTACCGCCGGGCTGCCCCGCGACTCGCTCCGTTGACCGCGACAGCGTTTGACGGCGGTGCGGTCGTCGAGCCGGCGGCATTGGTCGCCGTCACGACGCAGGTGATGCTATGCCCGACGTCGCTCTCGGCGACCGTGTAGGTGTCTCCGGTGCCACCGACCGCTGCGGCGTTGCTCTTCCAGGCGTAAGCGTAGCTCGTCGGCTCGCCGTTCCAGTTCCCCTTGGTGCAGGTCAGCGTCTCGCCAACGGCGCCATTCCCCTGGAGGTGCGGCACGTCGCGATTGGTCGGTGCGCCCGCAGCCGGTGCGCCGCCGCCAGGACGCACTGGCTGATGACTAGCGGCCGGTTGTGCTTTCTCGACCATCGCCTGCTGGACCGCCAGCGACGGCATCTCCGGATTGTCAGGGTTTACCTTTTCGTCCGGGTGCATCAGCCCGAGCCGGAGCAGGTCGTTTTCCTCCTGCGTTGGCGTCGGCTGGCTTTGCGATGTCACCTTCAGCGTCTGCTCGGTCAGCTCGGCGCGAACTTTCTGGTCGGCGCGGTACTGGTCTTCGGTCGTCATCAGCGTGCTCCTGTTTGGTGACGATCCGGCGCAGCAACCACTGCGCCGGAATACGCCATGTGTACCGTCGTGCTACCAAGTGACGCTCGAAACCCACGCGACGACGCCGGTTCGGCGCATCGCCCAGTTCATCGGCAGGATCATCCGCAGCGCGAGGCTGTCGGTTTGGAACAGGTTGCGGACGGGCGCCGCAACGGTCGGCGGGCTGCCGGCGGTGCCAATCTGCAACGGCGTCGTATCCTCAAAGTGCAGCGTGGCCTGGTCCGACACGTCAAATCGGGGATCATCCCCGGTGACCGACATGAAGTCGTCGGCGTTGAGGATTATCACCGTGCCCAGCGGCACCGTGTTGGACGTGATGACCGGGTAACCTTGCAGCATTCCGCTGTCGATCTCCGCTTTGAACGGGAAGAACCCGCCGGAATTAATCGTCAGCGAGATCGAGATCGCCTGCTGCGGGTTCATGATCCAGACCGGGACGCGCAAGGCATTGGCCGCCGACAGGACGCCGACCAGTTGCTTGATGTCGCCGAGAAGAGCAGCAAAACCGCCGCCGGTAGTCGCCGTCAGGCCAGACACGCCATTGCGCAACCCGGCAGGCCGTATGGCCGACGACGCGACGTTGTCGATCAGCGTCGTGTCGACCGCGACTTCGGTGTCTTCGCTGATCAGCTTACGCAGCAACCCCTCGATCTGCGGCGTCGAGTGCTCGGCGAGCTCCCGCGTGTAAGAGCAGATGATCGCCATCTTCTTGAGGCCGATGGTGACCGGGAGGAACGCCGCCTGGCGGACCGGGATCGGCGCCCCTTCGCCGACGAACGACCCCGCCACGGTCGGCGTCGCCGAACGAGTGGGCATCGACAGCGTCGCATATCGCCCGAGCGTCGCGCGAAAACCCTTCGCTGCGAGCGGCCGATAGATACCCTCCGGCATCAGGATGTCGAAAAACTCGCCGTACTGGATCTGCGCAAGCTCGGCAGCCCATCCGGTTGTCGTCGTCGTCGCGGGAGCGGTGGCGGCCCGCCTATACCAATCATGCACGGTCTTCGTGACTTCGAAGTCACCACGATCCCCGTAATGCTCGGCGAGGATCTGATCCTCGGGCTTTTTCTGGATATGCGACAGCGCCCTGACGACGCAATGGCGGATGAACAGGTAGCCGGGCTCCTCCTGCTTCTTCGGCATAGCCCAAGTCTTCGGCCCCGCCGCCGGGAGTGTCGAGCCGGGCGGCAGCACGGTCGTGCGCGAGGCCGGGACGGTGATCGCCTCGCTCTCGCTGCCGAGCGCCCGCTCGGCGCGGGCGTAGATCGAGATCTGGTCCTTGATCTCCTCGATGCGTTGGGTGAGATCTGCCGTCTGGGTCAGATCCTCGGTTGCGGTCAATTGGTCCTGTAGACCGACGAGCTCGGCCTGCGCGGTTTGAATCCTATCGCTGAGTTGGTTCATGGCTTGAGGCTTTCGCGGGACTTGTGAGGCGGACACGCCATGAAAGCCGCGTCGGCGCAGCTCTTGATCACCATCGGCGGACACGCCGAAGATCAATCGCTGCCCTTGCGGAGAGATACCGAGCGCCTTCGCCAGGGCGAGGGCATTCGGGTTAGCGGGTACTGAGACCAACGAGCATTCGACGAGCTCCTGCTCGGTGAAGCGGAGGCCGCCGGTCTTCGAGCCTTCAATCGGTTCATACTTGCTCGGGTGAAAACCGACCGAGACGGCGCGCAAAACACCGGCGTCCACTGCCGCGTGAACCTCGCGCATCCGGTCGGAAACCGGGTCCATCAACTGCAACCGGCCGATCAACTGGTTGCCACGGACGGTGACCTCGCTCCACTTGCCGATCGGGAAGGCGGCGTTATGCCCGAAGAGCGCGATCGGGTTTTTGCGGAAGTTGTCGAGCAGCCAGCCATCGGCCTCGATGATGTCGCCCATGCGGTCGACGCTGTCGTCGCTCATGACAAATTCCAGCGGGTCGCCGTTCGGCGGCGGCGCCGCGGTTTGCTTGGTGCGGATCATTTGTGGTGCCTCGAACGATGGCGAACTCATGGTGCCGGAAGAACATCGTCAGGAAAGTTCACCACCGACGCGCCACGCGGCTGCCACGCCGGATTGGTCAGATCGTCCGCGCTGAGCAGAACATTGTCGCCGCCGTCTAGCGTCAGCGAGGGTTGCCAGACCTGCACGAAACTCGCGCCGTCGCCGGGATACGCGATGGACCCAGTCTTGTCCTTGTCCATCCCGATTCGTAGCGTCTGGGCAGCGCTGATCGGAGTCAGATTGTTCGAGGCGGTGCACTTCCACCAGCCGTTCGGACCTGGCCCCTCGACGGCGAGGTCAAAGACGGAAAAGCCGGCGCCGTAGACGGAATTGGCATAGATTTCGTTGGCGGCGAGATCAAAATACACCCGCGCGCCGCCATCGCCGTTGAATATCTCGAGGCCCGCTTGCCTTGTGTCCGACTTCAGCCAAACCGTGATCGCGCAAGCCATCGGCCCCGGAGCTTGAAACGACTGCTCGATACCGTGAAAACCGTTGGTGGTATCCTCGATTACATGCGCAGAAGTACCTGTGCCCGGCTGTGATGGCACATTCCCCTCTACGACGAGCCCGAACTCGCGCAGCGCTTGCTGCACCACCGGATTGTCCCGAGTGCCGGAGCGCAATTTTATAGCTGCACAACTGCGCAGCCGGTTGGGATTGATCATACCCATCGAATCCGGCCGGACGTTGAAACTAAGTGCATTCCCGGTGAAGCCGTCGATCAGATCATGAAAGAAAGCACCATCCGCCGACCCCTGCACGGTCACCACCGCCGCGGTCCAGTCATTCGGCATGATAAGGCCGACGACCGCGGTAACTCCCGTGAGATCGACTGTCTCGGATATTGTGCCTTGATCGGGAATGACTACGGCAAGCACAGGCATATGTCAGCACCTATTGGGTTTAGGCGATCAGCGTCGCGATGTTGATCGGCGGCACTTCGATCATCGCCAGCCGCATGGTCATGATCAGCGCCACGGGCCCGTCGATCTTGTTCTCGGGCCGTTCCTTGCGCGGGAAGACCTGGTCCTTGCCGTCGAGCCGCGCGGTGACGTTGGACATCATCCAAGTCATCGGGTCGTTGGCGTCGCAATTGTGCTTGAGGCGGCCGGCGTCGATCAGCGCCGCCACTTGCTTCATCGGCTCGGTGAAATTGGCGGCGGTCTGCTGAAACTCCGAGACGTTGGC